AAAGAAAACCGTCTGTGCAAGTCGAATATGAAAAGGTCGAGCAGGCATCTAAAATGATTAATACTATATGGAAAAGGATTAAAAAACGATTTCCATTTCTGCGAAAATAGTATAATATTCTAATATTGAGAAAGGAAACAGAATGAATATTTTTTACTTAGACCCAGACCCAAGGGTCTGTGCAAGGATGCATTGCGACAAGCACTGTGTCAAAATGATACTCGAGACAGCGCAGCTTCTCTGTACAACTCACAGGGTGCTTGATGGTGACGAGTCAGCCGACAGCCTTGGCCTTTACAAAGCTGCTTTTAAAAATCACCCATGTGCTGTTTGGGTAAGGGAGAGTGCTGACAATTACCTTTACAGTCTTTCTCTGCTGATTAATCTTTGTGAGCAGTATGAGTTCAGATATAAAAAGATACACAGCACCGAGAAGCTTATTGGGCCTTTAAGTAAATTGCCTTTGCATATTTCATTGGACAAGAGCTTCACAGAGCCGCCCCAATGTATGCCTGAACAGTATAAAGGGGATGATGTTGTGAAGGCTTATCACGATTATTATATCAACGAGAAATTAAGCTTTGCAAAGTGGAACTACACGGAGGCTCCAGAATGGCTATACGTTTAATCATAGCAGATCTTGATGGCACTCTTTCCGACTATGGCCACCGCATCTCTCTTTACAAGAATAAAGATTACGATGCTTTTAACAAGGCTGGCATAAACGATAAGCCCATCGAAAACATCTGCAACATAATAAGAATGCTTAATGATGATGAAACTGAAATTGTTATCATGACTGCTCGAGACTCAGGTTGCCGAGCGGATACTGAAAAGTGGCTAAAGGCAAATGATGTTCCTTACAGCAGACTTCTTATGAGGCCAAAGGGAGATCATTCTCCTGATCCAGTTTGTAAGCAGAAACTATTGGAAGACCACATAGACTACAAAGATGTTTGGTTTGTGTTAGAAGACCGAAAGTCTGTTGTTGATATGTGGAGAGGTGAAGGCTTGACTTGCCTGCAAGTTGCTCCAGGAGACTTCTGATGGCCAAGTGGACTGTTGATGGGATCTTGAATGCTCAGTCTGAGAACAATGCTTTGAAAAGCAAGGTCGCAAAGCAGCGCACTGAGATTGCAAGGCTGACCCAAGCTCTTGAAAAAGTAACAAGTGAAAAGCTTCTCCTAACCAAAGACCTAAAATGGATGAGGGGAGAGGAAGATGGATCTTAAAATTAGAGGAAATGATATTGAGCTCGATGGCAAAAAGATAGCAAGGCTGTTCGACCTCAATACTTTCATCAGAGGAGATCTTGAAGACCTTTTCGACAAGGCCAACAACTATGAAAATGATCTCCGAGAATCATATGAAAAAGGAAGGGACGAGAATGAATGAACCGATGCAAAAAGATGCAGCCAAGATATTAGAAGAAATGGCTGACACTTTCCGAGAACGCAATAAAGTTTATGGCGACAACTATAAGACAGTGGGAGAGGTCATGACGAGCCTTTTCCCCAAAGGCATCCAACTCAACACCGTTTCGGATTATAATGTTTGGCATCTGTTCGAGCTTATGATTGTTAAGATAACAAGGTTCGCAAACAGCGAGCTTCAACACAAAGACAGCATCCATGATGCAGCAGTTTATGCTGCTATGGTCGAGTCATTAATAAAGGATAAAACAAATGAGTAGAATTTTAATCACAGGCTCAGGCAAAGGCTTGGGCTTGGCCCTAACAGAAACTCTGCGCTCCCAAGGCCACACAGTTTATGGCTTCGATATAAATAATGGCGGGGATGTGCGCAACCCAACTTTTGCTGATAACGAGGGAAATGAACGCACAATCCCAGATATCGACATATTGATAAATAATGCTGGGGTGAATGTAATCAACTGGCTAGAAGACTTCGAAGAAGAAGACTGGGATAAGGTAATGGACACAAACGCCAAAGGCATTTACATGATGTCTAGAGCTTGTCTGCCTATGTTGTCTAAAAATGAAGGGACGATTGTAAACATCGTCAGCAATGCAGCCCACATGCCTATGACTTGCTCTCTGGCTTACAATGCTTCCAAAGCTGCAGCCCACATTATGACCTTGCAGTTAGCGCGTGAGCTCACCAAGAAACACAACATCACTGTTTTTGGCATAGCCCCCAATAAACTTTCTGGCACAGGCATGAGTGATGCCATTGACGAGCAAGTTGTGGCAACTCGTGGATGGAGCAAAGAATACGCCCAAGAGTATCAACTGAATGGATTGCTAACAGGGGAAGAAACTCCTCCGACTCAGTTAGCAGAATTCATGGCCTATTTACTTCAATCAAAACAGCATCACAAATACTTGACTGGATGCATTCTACCATATGGAGCTTAAAATGAAATTCACAATCGAACAAATTGCAATTGTCCCTAAAGATCCTGTCGCGGCTAAAAAATTGCTTTCTGAGATCGGAGCCACTGAGTGGTCTGAAGATCACGTTGTTGCCAGCGGCAATGTTTTCGGAAAGCGAGGCACCAATGAGGCCAACTTGTCTTTCAACTATGACCTGTTTTCAGGCAATGAGTTTGAGATTCTGGATTACACTTCTGGGCCCAACTGGATTGACGACAGAGAGTATAAGGCTCTCAATGGAAGCAGAAACACTGTCAGCCACTTAGGGATGCACTGCTCCGCAGAAGATCTTATAAAGTGGCGAGTGTTCTTTGAGTTCCGCAAGATTGACGTTGCGCAGGAAGTTATGACCGACTCCCACACCAACCCTGTTATAGCAGGCAAGAGATCTTACAACTATGTTATTTTCGATACCAAGCACATACTAGGTGTAGATCTAAAATTCATTGTTAGGATAAACAAAGATGATAATATTTGATCTTGAAACAACAGGACTTCCAAAGGCTGAAGGCTCAGACCTAGACCTTCAGCCGAGGATCATTGAATTTGGTGCAATAAAATACAATGACACCATTGTCGGCAAAGGGGAGATGCGGGAGGAAGCAAGGCTTGAGTTCTTCTGCAATCCTGGACATTTGCTAGATCCAAAAATTACAAAGATCACAGGCATAACAGACGAGATGCTGAAGGACGAGAAGCCATTCATAACTAAAATTGAAGAGCTGACTGACTTCTTCCTAGGCGAGAAATATATCGTTGCCCACAACTTGCCTTTTGATAGGAAGGTATTAAGATTTGAGCTGGAAAGGCTGGATAAGATGACTAAGTTCCCTTGGCCACCCAACCATATCTGCACAGTTGAAATAGGCCAGAAGGTCTGGGGGAAGATGCGCAAGCTTGGGGACATCTATGAAGAGCTGTTCGATGAGAAAATAAGTGGTGCGCACAGATCAATAAACGATGTTGAAGCAACTGCAAGAATTGTGGACTGGTACATAGACAGAGGAGAGTTGTAATGCTTCACCTAAGAACAAGAACTGAATACTCTTTCCGCAAAGCCTATGGCCCGATTGCAAATATAATAGAGGCTGACGGTGGAGATGCTATAGGCATCGCAGACTCAGGAACATGGGGCCATGTGCCCTTCAGCAAGGCTTGCAAGAAGGCTGGGAAGAAAGCTATATTCGGAGCTGAGATTGCTGTTGTGATAGACTCAACAGAAAGAACCAAACAAGCTGCAAACATGATGGCTTTCATTGCCAAGAACAATGCAGGGCTTTCTGAGATATATGCTATGGTCACCAGAAGCTCATCCAAGGAAAACTTCTATTATTACCCAAGGATGAGTTATTCAGATCTGTTCGACATTACTGAGAATGTAATAATTTTGAGTGGCACCCATCCAGAGTGGGGACTTCTTCCTTTGACCAGAAAAGACGATCTTTACATTGAGATCAACCCGATGAGCTCTAAGAAGGCTTTAGACTTCTGCGAGAAAAAAGGCTTCAAGCCTGTCGCAACCTCAGACAATTATTATCCAAAAGTTTCGGACAAGAAGGCATATGAAGTTCTTGTCGGGATGAATAGGACAGAGCGAACCTCGCCAATGCACCTTTTGAACGAGCATGAGATGCTAGACTGCATCCCTTGGATTCCTGACGAGGCCATACAAAACACCTATAAAATAGCGGACATGTGCAATGTTGATTTGCCTGTCGCGCAAATGATATCTTTCTCTCCAGATAAAAGCCTAGAGCAGATGTGCATAGATGCGGCTCCAGCCAGAGGAATTGATTTGAATGATCCTATTTATAGGGATCGTTTGAAAAGAGAAATTGAAATGATCGCAAGCAAAAAGTTTGAAGATTATTTTTATGTCATCGCAGACATGATAAATTATGCAAAGAAGCATATGTTCGTCGGGCCAGCTCGTGGCTCTTCAGCTGGTTCTTTGGTTTGTTACCTCACAGGGATAACAGACGTTGATCCTATAAAGTTCGACCTGTTGTTTGAAAGGTTCATCGATATCACTCGCGCTGACTTGCCCGATATTGATATTGACTTTCAGGATGACCGCAGGGAGATGGTCTTTCAATATTTGCGAGATAAGTATGGCGCAGAGAAGGTTGCCCACCTAGGAACAGTGAGCAGATACAAAGCCAAAAGCACAATAACCGAAGTTGCCAAAGAGCTGGGAATTCCTGCTTGGGAAGTTAATGATCTCAAAAGCGCAATAATCGAGAGGAGTGGTGGGGATGCTCGTGCTGCGATGTGTATTATGGACACATTCAATGACCTAGATATCGGCAAGCAAGTTCTAGCCAAGTATCCTCAAATGAAGATTGCGGAGAAAATGGAAAACCACGCTCGTCACACCGGAGTTCACGCTGCTGGGATAATTGTAACAGAAGACCCTGTCAGCAACTATTGCTCCGTCAGCCACCAGAGCGGTGCTGCACAAATAGATAAGCACGATGCTGAGGCCTTGAATCTTTTAAAGATAGATGCTTTAGGGTTGAGGACACTTTCTGTTCTTAATGATGTGGTGGATCAAATTGGTTGGGACAAAGAAGATCTTATAAATTTCCCTCTTGAAGACAAGCAAGCTTTCGATATTTTGAATGATGAAAAGACCGCAGGAATTTTCCAGTTTGAAGGATATGCTTTGCAGTCTTTGACTAAGCAAATGAAAGTCAGCAGCTTCGAGGACATTGCCTCCATTACTGCGCTGGCTCGTCCTGGACCACTAACTTCAGGAGGCACAACCAAGTACATCCAAAGGAAGATCGGAGCAGAGCCTGTAACGTATCTCCATCCCCTTGCTGAAGAGATAACAAAAGTTACACTGGGCGTTGTTGTGTACCAAGAGCAAGTTATGACAATCGCTCGAGATGTTGGCAAGCTTAGTTGGGAGGACGTTTCCCAGTTACGCAAGGCAATGAGCAAATCTTTAGGAGAGGAGTTCTTTGACCAGTATTGGCAGAAGTTTAAGGTCGGTGCTGAGGAGCAGGGAATACCAGAAGACGAGTCCATAAAGATATGGAAGAACATCAACACAATGGGTTCATGGGCTTTTAACCGGAGCCATGCAATTGCCTATGGGATGGTCAGTTATTGGTGCTGTGTTTTAAAAAGTCGCTTTCCTTTAGAATTTGCTGCTGCGTGTTTGCGCAATGTTAAGGACGAAGACCAAGGCATTAAGCTTTTGCGGGAGGTAGTCAGAGAAGGCTTGGGATATAAACCTTATGACAAGTTCAAGTCAAAGTTAAATTGGTCTGTGCAAGATGGTGAGCTTATAGGTGGGCTCATCGGAATAAAAGGTGTGGGCCCAAAGTTGGCTGAAGACATAGCCAACCGGAGGGAAATGCACCAGCTTCTGACTCCTAGGCAAGAAAAGCTCTTAGACGAAGGCGAAACCCCATATGACGATATATTCGAGTGTGAGCGCAGATTTGGCCACATAAAGGAAAATCCAGAGGCTCATAACATCAAAACACCGATATCAGACATAAACTTACTTGAATCCGACACTCCAGGAGAATTTGTTGTTATCGGTAAATTAGTTGAGAAGAACCTCAGAGATTTGAACGAGGCTGTAAACTTAGCCAAGCGAGGAGGTCGCAGAGCCGAGAACAACAATCTCTGGTTAAATATGAAGTTCGAAGATGACACTGGTCCAATCCTCGCAGGGATAGACAGATTCAAGTATAACAAGCTCGGCAAGCCAATAGTTGAAGACGGGAAGATTGGCGACTGGTATCTCCTAAAAGGCAAAATAAGAAAAGGCTTCAGAAAATTGAATATAGAGAAGTGGCGTAAGCTCTAGCAAGTCATTGGTTTCATTGAGAAAGAAAACTCTTTACTTCTCTGGTGGGAAAAGACATAATAGGTTATCGAAAGGGATTGGCCCTGACGACTTGAGAAAGGAAATAAAATGGACCCGATCTTCAAAGCAGCAGTACAGAAGGCAATAGACGATGAGAACACTCAGCGGATTGTTGACCTGATAAGGGCTAAATACAACACAGATGGCCTTGGCGATTATCGTAACACAAACTGGGACGAGCGCCACGTCCAAAATTGATAT